ACCGCCAAAAAGCTCTCTCCTTGGGGAGTTTTTAGTCAAAGAAAAGTAATGATGTATGGTAGACTTCAGGAAACATTCTCCCTTCTTGGTCTTCCTATTCTGGACTATATAGATCTATATAAAAAGTACGCCCCTAAGTACAGCCAAGAGTCATATAAACTTGACTATATTGCACATGTAGAACTAGGAGAGAAGAAGCTAGATTATTCAGAATATGGTTCCTTAAGAACATTATACAAAGAGAATTATCAAAAGTTTATCGAATACAATATCAAAGATGTTATATTAGTTAATAAACTAAATGAGAAGTTAAGATTACTTGAACTAGTTTATAAATTGGCGTACTCGGCAAAAGTAAACTATGATGACGTTCTTGGACAGGTTCGCGTGTGGGATAATTTGATATTTTCAGAGCTTAAGAAGCAAGATTTGGTTGTTCCAATGCATAAAACAGTCGAAGGAGAACGTACATATAGTGGAGGATACGTTAAAGAACCAATTATTGGCAAACATAAGTGGGTAGCATCTTTCGATGTAAACGCACTATATCCTTCTCTTATTAGAATGTTGAATCTTTCTCCAGAAACTCTTATAGACGAAGAACAAGAACCTATTGCAGTAGAGAAACTTCTTAATAAAGAACAGGATAATAGCATATTAAAAGAAAGAGACTTGACTTTTTCAGCAGCCGGATATAAATTTAACAGAAAGATAACTGGCATTCTTCCGTATATGATGCAAAAATTATATGAGGAACGCAAATTTTACAAGCAGAAAGCCCTGGAGGAAAAACAGGAGCTAGAACGAGTTAAAACTGAAATTGAAAAAAGGGGGATAGATGAACAAAACTGATGTAATTGTATTAATGCTGGGTCACAAGGCAAGGGCAGGCAAAGATACCTTTGCAGATATGCTCATAGAAAATCACCCACCCCGCTTCGAAAAGTTATCATTTGCTAGAAAAATTAAAGAAATAGCAGCAGATCTTTACGATCTAAATTCAGAACAACTAGACGGAGCATTAAAAGAAGTTCAAGACACTAGATACCCAAATTATAGAGATCACATTAGGTCAGATATACACAGCACAACTGAACATTTGACTCCAAGAAGGATTCTTCAACATATTGGAGCAGACAATCGCATGATATACGGACCAGTGTGGGCAGAGTACATATTTCGTTTAATCGATAAAAAGGTTAAAGCATCAAATAATACAAGTTATTGGTATGTAATTACAGATTTTCGTTTCAAAAACGAATATGTATCCGCTTTAAAGTGGGCAGATTCCACAAAAGACACAAATATACGTAAACATATAGTTCCAATTAGGATTGACAGAAAAGATAGAGATCAGATTTCAAGTCCAAATGATATTAGTGAGATTGATCTTGATGATTTTCTTGATTGGCGATTGAAAATTGATAATAATTCTTCCCTAAATGCATTAAAATTACAGGCAAAGGGATTATGCGATGACTTATATCACGAGTATGTTATAAATGTCTAATACATTACTAGATTTATCAAAATTATCGAATGATGAGCTTCTAAAATATAAGAAGAGGCTTGAATACGATATTTCCCAGCACACAAATACAGAGTTGGCCAGGAAAATTCAGCTAAATTCTGCTTATGGTGCATGTGGCAATCAATACTTTAGATATTATGATATTAGATTGGCAGAATCTGTAACCAAATCTGGTCAATTAACAATTAAATGGATAGAAAAGGCGTTAAATAAGTTTTTAAATGACTTTCTAAAGACAATAGATCAAGATTACGTTCTAGCAATTGATACAGATTCTGTATATTTGAGTCTTGAGAAGGTTGTCTCACGTATGTTTGATATAGAACAACAAAAAAATGTTAATAAGGTGGTAGATTTTCTAGATAAATTTTGTGAAAAGGTTATTCAACCAGTTATTGATTGTTCTTTTGAGGAGTTAGAAGAATATCTAAACGCTTCTGTCAATTGTTTAAAGATGAAAAGAGAAGTTTTAGCAGATGGTGCAATCTGGACAACAAAGAAGCGTTATGTAATGAATGTAATAGACAAGGAAGGAGTAAGATATCACGTTCCTGAACTTAAAATGATGGGACTAGAGGCAATTAGAACAACAATTCCATCGGTTTGTAGAGAAAGGATTAAAGAAGCACTAAGAATTATACTTAGTGGCACAGAAGAACAGATTCATAAGTACATCGAAGATTTTAGACAACATTTTAATACACTAAAACCGGAAGATATAGCTTTCCCACGAACAGTTAATGGGCTGGATAAGTATTCAAGCTCAACTGATCTATATGTTAAACATACTCCAATACATGTAAAGGCGTCTTTGCTATACAATTTTAAGCTTAAAGAACTCAATATTAATAAGAAATATGAACCTATTCTCGAAGGCAATAAGATGAAGTTCATATACCTCAAAGAACCTAACTATTTAAAAGATAGTGTGATTGGATTTGTAACTATTTTACCAGAAGAATTTGAATTACATAATTTCATTGACTTTTCTACTCAATTTGATAAAACATTCATGGAGCCATTGAATCTTGTTCTTTCTGTTGTTGGTTGGAGAGATCATGCCCCGAAAACCCTAGATATGTTTTTTATGCAATAATTGGAGAATATTATGGATTTAGTTAAGGATTTACTACTGGCTACTGGAAACGACTTGGCAGGTATAGTTGAGAATGGGGTCGCGGCAGGAGATGTAGAGGAGTATATCGATACTGGCTCATATGTACTAAATGCTCTTCTTTCTGGTAGCTTATATGGTGGAGTCGCGTCAAATAAAGTCACCGCCTTTGCTGGAGAAACTGCCACCGGTAAGACCTTTTTCGTTCTTGGTCTAGTAAAGAATTTTTTAGATGCCAATCCTACAGCATGTGTTGTATATTTTGAGTCCGAATCTGCCATAACAAAGGATATGATTGTAGCTCGCGGAATTGATTCAAAGCGTATGATCATTGTTCCAGTAGCAACAGTACAGGAATTTAGATTTCAGGCACTAAAAGTTCTAGATAAGTACATAGAAAATCAGACAGAGAATAAGCCAAAACTATTATTGTGTCTAGACTCACTTGGAAACCTCTCAACAACCAAAGAAATAGAGGATACAGCGGAAGGAAAAGAGACACAGGATATGACTAGAGCCAGACTAATTAAGGGTGTGTTTAGAGTATTAACACTTAAATTAGCAAAAGCCAAGTGTCCCATGCTTATTACAAATCACACATACCTTCAAGTAGGCTCCATGTATCCACAACAGATCATGGGCGGTGGTGCTGGATTGGCATATGCTGCCTCAACAATCATGTTTCTTTCTAAACGAAAGGAAAAGGACGGCGACGAGGTTATTGGTAACATTATACATTGTAAGAATGTTAAGAACAGGTTCGTAAAAGAGAATAGAACCGTAGATGTTCAGTTAACATATGACAAAGGACTTAGTAAATACTATGGTTTATTAGATCTAGCTGTAAAATTTGGAATATGGCAGGAAGCAGGGAAAAGGATTCAGGTAGATGCAGATAATAAAGTCTTTAGATCCAGAATATATAATGATACAGATAAGTATTTTACCCCAGAAGTTATGAAGAAGTTAGAGGAATGTATAAAGCAATATTTTAGTTATGGTAGTAATTTTGAATTAGTATCTGAGAACAAAGAAGAAACTGAAGAATAATGGAGATAAAATGTCTAAAACAAAGAAATATGCTATATTAAAACCTAGAAAGTTATTGAATAAGTACGGAGAGAAGATAATAGTTAGGTTTATTCTTAACGAAAAATCCAAGTTTCCTGGAGTTGTTGTAGATGTTAATAATTTTGAGTTTAAAGAAGATACAAAAGAACCAAAAAACAATGCTGAACTAAAGTATACGGTAGTTAAAATACCCACAAAACGTAAATATGATAATTTAGAGGATAGTGATAAAGAAATTTTTGAGAAGGAAATTGAAGATGTCTTCCTAGATATATTGACAAATTCACTTAAAAACTTAAAGTCTTTAGAAGAACAACGGAAAGATAAAAAGAAGTAAAGTAGCGTGAAAGATAGAATTGAACTTCTAATTCTAGAGGGGTTATTTCGTGATGAAGATTACACCAGAAAGGTGTTACCATTCATTCAAGAAGACTACTTCTCAACCCTGGAAGAAAAAATAGTATTCAGCTCTGTAAAAGCCTTCATTGACAGATACAATACTTTACCAACTAAAGAAGCTATTGTTATAAGCTTAAATAGTAGTAATAGTGTTAATGAGGTAGACTATAGAGAAAGTATAGAGTACATTGAAAAATTAGAATTATCTGAACAACCACCAAATCGTGAATGGTTATTACAGAATACAGAGAAGTGGTGTCAGGATAGGGCACTATATAACGCCATTTCTAAGTCTATTAAGATAATAGAAGGTAATAGTAAAGATAACATTCATAAGGGTGCTATACCACAGTTGTTAATGACTGCTCTTGGTGTTAGTTTTAATAGTGAAATTGGTCATGATTATATAAACGACACCGATAAATTATTCGAATTCTACCATACAGAAGAATCTAAAATACCATTTGATATAGACATGTTAAATAAAATAACAGATGGTGGTATTAATAAAAAGAGTTTATTCGTGCTTGTGGCAGGGACAGGACACGGTAAATCCTTGGCATTGTGTCATTTATCATCGTCTTTTTTAAACCAGGGAAAGAATGTTCTATATATTACACTAGAAATGTCAGAAAAACGCATCGCTCAACGTATAGATGCCAATCTTTTAAACGTTTCAATGGTAGATCTTAAGAAAATACCAAAAGAACATTATGATTCGAAGGTTTCTAGGATGAAGAATAAGGCCACCGGACGGCTGATTATTAAGGAATATCCGACAGCATCTGCCCATGTTGGTCATTTTAGGCACTTACTACAAGAACTAAACCTAAAAAAGAACTTTGTGCCAGATGTGGTAGTTGTAGATTATCTTAATATTGCCGCCAGTTCCCGCATTAAACTAGGAACACAGAGTAATACTTATGTTTACATTAAAAGTGTTGCAGAAGAACTTCGTGGATTGGCAATGGAGTTTAATGTACCTATATTAACTGCCACACAGACAAACAGACAGGGACAAAATAACACAGATTTAGATTATGAAGACGTATCAGAAAGTCATGGGTTGTCTGCAACCGCTGATTATATTCTAGGGCTTACCTCTACCGAAGAACTTGAGAAGATGAACCAATTAATGTTCAAGCAGATAAAGAACAGATATGGAGATGTCGCTAGATATCGCAGATTTGTTGTCGGAATTGATAGAGATAAGATGAGATTATTTGACGTAGATCAATCCGCACAACAGAATATCGCACAGGCAGAGGAGATAAAAGACGATAAACCATTATTTGATCAATCTACATTTGGTTCTAAGATGGTAGAGCGTGGAGACTTTTCAAAAATAAATTTTAATAATTCAGATGACGATGATATGTTTTAGACAGTAATTCTGAATATATCCATTATACTTACAGATAACTGTGCTATTGTTACATTATTTCTTGGTATAAAAGTTTTTTGAAGAAATCCATTATTCTCAAAAATCGTTCCAACCGTGGATTCAAAGTAATCAAATAATCCAACAGGATCACCCTCACTTGTACCTTCCACTCCATATTTTATATACTTTGTAGTTAAATCACCATTATCTAATAAATCATTCACTACTACAATAGACTCAGCATATGTTAAGTAATTCATTAGTTCGCTCATGGCTCTATCATGTCGAATTTGACGATCTTGAGTAGCAAATTTATTAAATTCTTCACCAAGAATAATTTGTTCATCCATAGTGAAAAACATGTCCCTGACATATGCAGGTGTTGCAAAATATTGACTTGCTTCTTTTAGTTGTGCAGTTGTTAGACTCTGAGCATTTTGTGTAACATAATCGATTAATTTTCTTCTCCTGGTTCTATACAGGTCTGTTTCTGGAAATAATCCCCATAAACTACCACAGTTATGACTAGTAACAATATTAATTACATCCTGATCAATAACGCTTTCCTCCAAACTACTAACAAGGACTGCCTTAACCCACGTAACAACAGACTGATCAGATTGAACCCAACTAATTGGGTGTCGAATTTCAACAACTGCTCCAGGAAAAGCTGTAGAAATATCTTGCTGAAGTTTATTTTTACATATACTTTCTGGTAAATTTTCAGTAATTGTAACTGTTTTCATATTTTATCCTACGGAACTTCATAAAAAGTACAAACTGCTATCTGCTTACCAGTACCATTACCATAATTGGTATTTCCGCTTGGTCTAACAACTCCTCCATTAACAGAATCTATGGTGCAATTACCAGAATCGAATGTGGTTGTTCCTGTTTGTATATGTGCCCCTGAACCAAACTCCCTTCCAGATACTGGAGTTACTGGCAATGTAAAAGTTACCGCCCGTAGCCCATTTGCTCCACTAAATGTAACATCTAGCATTATATCAACACGTTTACTATTTGTTGACTGCCAATATCTTGCTAAATTTACTGTTACATTACCTGGAGTGGCCCCTATACCGCCTATCGTTGGGGTCCATGCGGTAGACGCTGGATAATAACCTTGGTCGCCGGTAGCTCCTGTAGCTCCTGTAGCTCCTGTAGCTCCTGTAGCTCCTGTAGCTCCTGTAGCTCCTGTAGCTCCGGTTGGACCTGTAGGACCAGTAGCTCCAGTATCGCCTGTTGGACCTGTAGGACCAGTAGCTCCATCCAAACCATCAACG